GTTTCCCAGTCACGATCGGCATGGATATGGACATGCAATAACATCCTTATCTGCTTTTAACATTGTCTCAATAGTTCCAAAATCAAAATCAATATCTGAATCTATAAATAGTAAATGTGTATAACCATCTTCATGGTTTAACATTTCAGCCACACATAGGTTTCTGCCTTGAGTAACTAAAGAAGATTTCATCAAAGTAAAACTAACCAATATCTTTCTCATTAAACAATCTTGTTGAAACTTTAATAAAGCTTGTGTGTAGTGAATAGAACACTCACTATGTACCGGGGTGCAAACCATTATCTTATGTGGTGATTTAAACTCTGGTTTAGGATCTGATAAATCTATTGTTTCCACAACACTTTCTTGACCAAACCATATTGGTTTATTTGGATTTTGCATTAATGACTCCTTTCAAAAAAGTTGTCCATTGCATAGCAATTTTATTCCAGTTGTAATAAATGTGTGCGTAGTTAGACTGTGAATCTAAATGATCATGTATTTGTTTTTGATCTAATGTATGTGATGCTTGTTCAATACCAAAACCAAATTTTTGAGCAAGAGCTCTATGGTTTTTATCGTATGGAACATACATAGGAAACTCTGCTCCTGTTTCATACAAAGCTCCATAGTCATCCACGATGCAATATAAACCTGCAGCCATAGCTTCTAATAAAGATATACAAAACGTTTCTTCAAAGATACTAGGGTAAGCATACATGTGATAATTTTTTAAATTATCTTTTATGTATTGATTTGGTTTATAACCAATATAATTTACGTTAGGTAATTTCTTAGCTTGCTCATACAGCTCTCTATACTCATGATCGTTTTTATCATAAAAGTCCTGACCATAAACTTCTGTAGATGAATATACATCTAAAGTAACTAAAGGATTCTTTACTAATTGCATTGCACCTAACAATACAGATAAACCACGCCAAGGTGTGTTTTGATGTATTATCTTTATAGGTTCACCTTTTATATAGGGTTTAGCTTTTTCTATTTTATCAATACCATTTTTAATAACTACAGATCTATTAGTTGGTATATCAAAATGAAATCTATATTTTTCATATGTCCAATGTGAATTAAATACATACCAATCGTATTTACTATGATTAGAAAGATCACTAAACCATGGAGTTAAATTAGGTTGATCATAAGAATTTTTTTGCCAAAGTATATTTGGTTTAGTTGGATGTAACGGTATTTTTTCTGGTACCGAAGTACATATCTGTACTTGATCTAATAAATTTTTATCGACGTACTTTTCTAAATACTCAAATTGTAATTCAGTTCCACCTTTAGGGTGTTGGTTTTTTAGTGTCATTCATTACTTTCTGAAATACTTCTAAACCTTTATTAGTAACCTGCACAGTGACGTCCTCTACAATATCAGGTCCTTCTTTCTTTTCTTTATATATTTCTCCGGTCTTTGTATTTCTGTATGTTGTTATAGTCGTACAATTTATTTTTGGTAAATTATCCATTTTCATTCTCTCTAGTTATTAAAGCATAACTAACAACAACTGTAACTTTACTTGCTGTAGCTGCTTGCGCTTTTATAGCATCTCCTTCTTCTAAATTCAAGCCTTGAGGTGAAGCATTTTCTTGTGATGAAGCACCTATGCTTTTTCTAAAAAACTCTATATCAGAAGATGCTGAGTTGTCTCTTAATGAGGCATTACACAAAATAGTTCCTGTGCTAGAATTAGTAAAATAAACACTTTTAACAATAGCTACAGCAGTCGTAGATATCGTCAACACAGTATTTAAATTAGTATCTCCTAAAGATTTAATTGCATTTTTATATTGTATTGTCATGCCATGAAATAATTAAATGCGTCCTGTTCGTTTTTCAAGTCTTGTTGAAAAGAAAAGTTAAGCTGATTTTGTAATGTAGTTAAAGACTCTAATATCTGTCTTTGATTTTCTACGTCGTATTCTTGTTTTGGTTCAGGTATGTAGTTTGTTACTTTAGCCATTATCTACCTGCTGTAAATGCACTTTTTGCTTCTGAATAAGAGCTTGGTCTTGATGGTGCTGGTGATCTAGTGGGCATAGATCCTCTTGCTGTATCTCTATCACTTGGTTGCATATTCATAATTCTAGGGCTTGTTATTCTATTAATCGTTCCTTGAGAATCTCTTATAATATCTTCTCTAATAGCTCTGTTTGTATCAAATCTGTTTCTTAAACTTTCAACACCTCTGGCGATGTTAGCTACAGGTGAAAATCTTTGTAAAAATTCAAATAGTTTTGCAATACCAGTTTGAATTTTATTAGGTTTCTCACCTATATAATCTACTTGGTCATCATCTTTTTCTGAATCATATGGAGTATAAACAGGATTATAAAAATCTTGAAAAGTTGGTTGAAAAGAAAACGCTGCAGATGTTGATGGAATTCCTGCTTGAACATTTGTAGGAAATACACTTTGAAAAGGTCTAGGGTCAAAGGGAACATTTGTAGGAAATACACTTTGAAAAGCTCTAGGATCAATACCTGGATTCAAATATTGTTGTAATTGTGGTACGTCGTAAATATTCATTATCTTCTACCGTCTGGTTGTGCGTCTAATCTTAGTGTTCCATATCTCCAAGTTTCACCCGTACCATCGTTTTCTATCTTAACAGACAGTAATCTTCCTCGAGCTCGGGTATCTATCTTATCAGTTGCTGCGGTAACTGTAAAGGGTCCAAGTGGAGAACTAACAGCTACGTCATCTGGATAAGAACTTACAAACAAAGTAATCTGTGCATCTCCTGTTTGATATTTAAAATCAGGTATAAATCGTCTAACAGCCATAAAGAATTCACCATCTCCTCTGTAATCTGCAACACCTGTTTGTTGACCAAGAGCACTACGTCTAGATGTGATATCCCAATCTCCAGATCTTATAAATGCAGGAATAGCTGTGGTTGCAACGCTGTTAACTTGATCAGTACCAACCTCATGTTCATAGTAAAGGCTAGCTCCATATTTATTAGTAATACCAAGAATGTCAGGGAACACTGGTGTTGCGCTGTCATCATAATCGGTTGCATAGGGATTATCAAATACACCTTGATCTGCATACGTCGTTCTATCTAGTGATGACGTTGTCCAACAGTTTTCAGAATAATTATAAGTTACACATCTATCAATTTGTGTAGATCCTGCTTTTGGATAAAACCAATTTACTTCTGTATATAGATTATTAGAACCAGAAAATATAACATCACTTGCATTAAAATTTAATCCAAGATTAGTGCCGTCTGTACTAAATACAAAATCTTCTACAAGACAAGGTAATGATTTTACTGTACCATCAAATGCAAAGAATCCACCTTGAGAACCCATCCAAAATACAGCACCATTAACATAGGTTGCTGCATGTTGACCAATGCATCCACAGTTTGTACCAACCTGTCTAACACTAAATGTAAATGGTGGACCAACAAATTGAATAACATAAGCTGCGTTATCCGTTATGACAAAGACATAGTCTTTACCTTGAAGTGCAGCTCTTATCTCGTTTCCTGTATCTAGTCTAAATGTACCGGCAGTGTTTGTGGCTGTTGGTGTATAGGTATTTAAATCTTCTTGATTAGAAAATCTTACAAACATTGGATCTTGTGTAGTAGGATCACCTATGGTTGTCTCAGTTCCAAAGTGAAATAAATGTCTGTCTCTATCAGATACTAAAGTAAATCTAGTGGCTGTAGGATTATTGGTAGTTGCAAAATTACTTGTAGATAGAGAAGCTCTAATAGTTCTAGCGTTTGATGCGCCTGCATTCCATGTAAAAGTTTTACCATTAAATGTAGTTGCAACTAATACTTGACCAAAGTTATCAAGACTCCAGTTTCCTGGATCTAGTATTACAGAACTTGTAGATCGTTCCGTGCCCCAGGTTTCAACATTCCAAGTAGAGGTACCCCAACCATAACCCGTTGTCTGAGTTGTTGGTCCAACTTCAACATAAGGATTAACAGTAACAGCACCTGCTGCTGTCATACCAGACCCCGTTTCAACGGTTGCTGCTTGAACAGTAAATTTATCTATGTCAGGCACAGTTAAAATTTCGTATACTTTTTGTAAGTCTGAAGCTGTGTAACCACTAGCTCCGGTTACAGTCACTGCAGATAAAGTTACATATCTTCCAACTGCTAAATTATGTAATCCTTTATTAATAGTTATAGTGCTAGACCCATTGGTTGTTGTTAAAGTTCCGCCTGTGATTGCGGTATCTAATGGACTGATGTCATAAAAGTCATTACCGTAATATAAAAATAAACCTTGTGATGTTCCAATAGCTGCATATTTTTCACCAGCAAAACTAGAAAATGCAACTTGTGCTCTACCAGCGCCAGGTAAACTTTTACCACCAGCTGTTAATTGTAACCACCCACCATGATCGTGACTGGGAAAC